CACAACGTTCAAGCCCGCTTGGGCCCCCTACCTGCTTGCCCCCGAAAAAGAGCTGAACGGGTTGCCAACAGAAAGCACGCAGGGATTCCGGCGACACAAGGCGCGCGAAAAGATCGAGGCGGCAGGTCGAGACTATGTATCGCCGCAGCGCTTCACGCCGCACGACCTCAGATACACCTACGCAACGATTCTGTATGACGCTGGCGTGGACGTGCTCACGGCGGCGGCGCTCCTTGGACACGACGACGTGAGCGTGACCATGGGCATCTATACGCAACTGTCGCACGGGAAGAAAAAAGAGGGCGTGGATAAGTTCCTGGACTACATGAAAAATAAAATCTGATGCACGGCGATGCACGAAAAGACCGCTCTTTCTGAGCGGCTTTTTTATCGCATGGCTGTCAAATGGCTGTCAAAACGTTAAAACATCCGAAGCCGCACATGCGCGAGGGAATGAAAAAAGCCCCGAAATTCGGGACTTTTTTGTGGTCTGGGTGAGAAGATTCGAACTTCCGGCCTCTTGAACCCCATCGAGTTACGCTGTCAAAGTTGCAACACGTTGCAACGAGGAAAACACGCAAAAAACCTAGATTTTATGCGGGTTTTCAGATTTTCCGGAGAAGCGTGGCGACGCGCAGAAACGCGCAGAAAGTTTTTGTATGGCTGTCAAAATGGCTGTCAAAAAGCCCCGAAGAATTTCGGGGCTTCTTTGCCTGAGCTTGCACGTCACGATTTCTGCGTTAAGCCGACAATATATGCATCCACGATGTTTTTGATGTCGTCCTTTGTAAACGTCTCTTTGTCGCTTACTTCAATGGTTTTAAGAATGTCATAAGCCATTGCCTTTTTCACATCGGTCGATTCTCTCTCCGTTGGCATCGTCTCACCCCTTTCTCTGCGCTTCAATGTCCCGCCTGATCAGGCGTTTGATGTAGCCCTACACGATCATCTCTCGTGTCTAGCATACCACATCCGGGAGCGCTCGTCCAGCGCAAGCGGTGTTGCGGGATCGTCTGCGTACTCCACGACGCCCAAGCGGACAAGCGCCCTGATGATCGCATCCATCATGTTCCAACCTCCTTATCGTTCCCACTTGCCTTTTGCGGTGTCCTGCACCGTCTCAATGCCGGGGTTCTGCTTCTGCAATTCCGCGAATCGCTTAAACGCTTTGTGGCGCTCCGTCCCTTCGTACATTTCGCAAAGCTCGTCTTGTTCGCTGCCGTCTGCAAGGCGGCGGATGATTCGCACATAGTAGAATTTATGATTACTGTAATAGTTGATCTCGCGCTTGATCTTTAGAATGCGCGTGTAGTCCATTGTAAGAAGTTCCTGAGCTCGTTCGGCAAGCATGGCGCGGTATTTCTTCATGGCTTCAATAGCGGCTTCTGCCTCTCTTATATGCCCCGCTGTCATGCTGTCCCAGAATGTCAATGTTTTCATATCTGCCATGCCTTTGGGGTTGTGCATGATGATATACAGGTTGTGCTTTTCTTCGTCGTGGTATTCAAACATGGGGAGGTACTCCTTTTACAAACCGATTTCGTTTAATCTGTTATCGATATTTTTAAGTAACCATTTATCGCGCGGTATATATGCTTTTACTTCTGGACAGCGGACGAAAAAATCGTTGTTGTATCCATATTCACCTTTCGCGTATCGCCACGCATCAAGAAGTGAAATAGTGTACTTGCGTAAGTCATCTGATGACAGCGTTTTGATGTCTGTTTGCAATAAAGATTGCGCTTTCTTAAAATTCATGGGGCTGCTCCTCTATAAAATATCTGCTTTTGTCTCTCTGCTTGTTTATATATTCTTGCAACGGCGCGGAATCTTCACACATTGCAAGTTGCTTGTTTCTGTAGGTTTGGCAGCAACGGTTTTTAGTTAGAGCTTCTTTTACTATGTACAATTCTTTGTAGTACAGGATATACATTTGCTTTTCCTCAATCTTCGGTGGCAGGTTCTGCGGGGAGTTCGTAAACGATTTTGCAACGAATTAGAAAGTTTATGATGCGGTCAAGGATGGCGTTTCTCCTTTATGCAAATTTAATGTGTCCGCTTTTAGTGATATATGCTATCTTGTGTTCGGTCGGTAGGTTCTGCAATTCTCGGATGGTTCGAACTCTTGCAATCATTCTTGTGGAATCGTTGAATAATACTCGGTTGCGCTTATCAAAATACTGTTCATCGGTTAATGCGAAATAGGTTTTCATGTTAGACATTTGTTTTTCAAAAACTGTATACATGTTATTGCTCCTTTCCCGCGTTCGGGGCTTTACGCCCCGATCCGCTCCCGCTGATACTCGCTGTACTTGCCATCCGCGCCGACTTTCTGACTGCCGTACTTGTTGCGGATTTCCGACATTTCATAGCGTCCCCGGCTCCAATGGCTTCCCGTTTCGGCATGATGCCAATACCACATTTTTTTATTCTGCGACCAACGGCAACCCGCCGCTTTCAATGCGTCCTTGTGTTCTTTGGTGTTGCCGCCGATCCAGAGCCAACGCCCGCACAGCTCAACCTCCAAGCCGTCAAGGCTCATGAGGACGGAAACGATATTGATGAATTCTTCCGGGGTTTCGGTTGTCTTGTGCTGCTCGTCCGCTGTCGCGTTGTGCGCGTCCTTCAAGCGGTTGTGCATCTCTGCATATTCGTTGTTGATCGACTGCATGGTCGCGGTGTCGCCGCCGTGGTCGGGGTGGAATCTAAAAGCAAGTTTGCGGTACGCTGCTTTGAGTTCGTCGAGAGTCTTGCAGTTGGTGAAGTATTTCATGGGGGTGCTCCTTTCGTTGTGCATACGTTGTAAGTATGTTATTTTTTTGAGGGCAATTACTCGCCCTCGTTTTTTTTGTGGGCTTCGATTCCGAGCCGTAAAAAGTACGTAACTCCTTCCGTGTCTCGGTGAGCCTCGATAAAGTCAATCAGGTCTGCTTCCGTGTCCCTCCGTAGTCCCACCGTGTAACGCTTGTAGGTCTTAGCGTTCCAACGGTTCTTGACCTCGCTGCTTGTAACAGTTTTTCGTTTCTGCATTTAGTTCATTCAACGTCTTTAGGCTTGTACTTCTCGGAGCCCGTCTCGACCCATAGGATGAAATCAACAATTTCCGTGTCAGTCCATCCCTTGGCTCTAAGCCCTTCCATGATTCGCGCAGATTCTTGCATGTTCATGCTTGCGTCGCTCCTTTCTGTCGTGGCGTTTTGCCCTCCCGACGCTGACATCATACAGCATACGTCATACGGATGTCAACCCCTTTTTGCAAAAAATTTTTCAAGCCTGACGGTTCCCCCCTACGGGGGGAAAAAGTTTTTCGATCGCCGAATTGTAAACAATTTGTGAACGGGTTCGGGGAACTTCTCCAAGCGTTCCAGCGCATCGCCGCACGTCGATGGTCGCCAAAATTGCAGCAGTGACAGAAGGGGCGTTGTTGTGGTAACGTGTATGTGCGGCGTGATGGAGATCACCCGCAAGCCCCATGATTTGCCACCCCAGACAGCGCCGGGATCACCCCCCCGGCGTTGTCAATTTTTGGGAGAGAGAGGAGGCGGATACCATGGCAAAAAAATCCGTACCGGCGTTCGTCGATCCGGTCGAGCTGGAGCAGCGAGTCGAGGCGTATTTTGACCACTGTGCAGCATCACGGAGGGAGATCGTTTTGCGGTCTGGTGATGTCCGAGTAAGAGAGGAATCCCCAAGCATTCTAGGTCTCGCTCTTTGGTTGGACTGTAGTAGAGAAACAATATATAGCTATATCAACAAGGATGATTGTAGAAAATTGGACGAGGATGTATATAACAATATATCTGACATCCTTTCCCGCGCGCGAAGCCGCTGCGAGGCGGCGCTGGTTCAACGGGCAATGAACGGAGATTGCGACCCGAGGACGGCGGCACTGCTGCTGACCAACTACGGTTACGCCGCCAAGGCCGAGACGGAACAACGGGTGACGGTATCTGTCACAGGAGCCGCCCAAGACGCTGCCGAGTGGAGCAAGTAACGGTCTGCATAGTATGCAAGCCAAGCAAAACAGGCCAGTAGCGTACGGCAATCCGGGTGATATGCAGCGATATTCGCCGGATATGCAGACTCTATGCACAAATCTATTCGTTAAACATTACTTTAACGCATAGTTTTCGACCAAGGCTGATGGGAGTTGATAACATATAATGTGTTATTCTTCTCCCCAATGGCTTTTCTTTTTTTTACATAGGGGGTTGGATTTTTCTAAATTCCACTACCCTACATGAAAAAAGGCAGTTGGTACCATACACACACCTAGTAGATACTATATATCCCCCCACCCGTGTCTACTACAAAACACACAACCCGGTAGCGCCTCCATCAAGGTGTTCCGGGTTTTTTGATGTCCGAAAGGAGGAGGGCTCATGGCAGGAAAGACGCTCGTGCTGGCCGGGGAACCAAGCGCCCGACAGAAGGAGTTCTTTCTGAGCACGGCCAAGCACACGGCATACGGTGGCGCGAGAGGCGGCGGCAAGAGCTGGGCAATGCGGCGCAAGTTCGTGCTGCTTGCGTCCCGCTACGAGGGGTTGCGGCTTCTGCTGCTGCGGCGGACGTTTCCGGAGTTGGAGTCGAACCACATTCTCCCGTTACTGTCGGAGCTGAACGGTTTCGCGAAGTACAACCAAACGCAGCGAGTTTTCAAATTCCCGAACGGGAGCCTGTTGAAGCTGGGGTACTGCGACGCGGACAAGGACGTGTACCAATACCAAGGCCAAGAGTACGAAGTGATCGGCCTTGAGGAAGCGACGCAATTCACGCCGTTTCAAATGCAGTTCATCGCGACGGCGAACCGAACGACGCGCACGGACTTCTCGCCGCGCATGTACTACACCTGCAACCCGGGCGGGCCGGGTCACGACTACATCAAGCGTCTGTTCATCGACCGGGACTTTGTGGAGGGCGAGGAGCCGAGCGACTATGTGTTTATTCCGGCGCGGGTATCGGACAACACGGCGTTGATGACCGCTGATCCGACGTATGTGCGAAACCTGCAAGTATTGCCGGAGCACCTGCGGCGCGCGTACTTAGACGGCGACTGGGACGTAATCGAGGGTCAGTTCTTCACGGAATTCCGGCGCGAGAAACACGTTTGCAAGCCGTTCGCGATTCCGGCGGAGTGGCGGAGGTTCCGCGCGATGGACTGGGGCTACAACGACCCGTGCTGCGTGCTGTGGTTCGCGGTGTCTCCGGACAAGCGCGTATATGTGTATCGCGAGATTTACCAAAACCAGACGTTGGCGGCGGACATGGCTGCGCTGATCAAGCAAGAGAACGGCGTAGACCGCTGCTCATACACGGTCGCCTCGCCGGACATGTGGCAAAAGCGCGGCGTTCGCGACGCAATGGGCGGCGAGAGCATTGCCGAGACCTTCCAGCGCGCCGGAGTGCCGCTGATCAAGGCAGACAACAGCCGCGTCGTCGGGTGGCAGCGGGTGCGCGAGAACTTCGCGGTCGCGCCGGACGGGCTTCCGTTCGTGCAGATTTTCGAAACATGCACGAACCTGATCCGAACGCTGCCGCTTTTATCGATTGACCCGCACGATAAAGAGGACGTGAGCGACGGCTGCGAGGATCACGCGGGCGAGGCGCTGCGTTACGGGCTGATGTCGCGCCCGTCTCCTGCCAAAGCGAAGCAACAGAACAAGGCAAGGGTCTTGAGGTTTGACCCGCTCTACGAGCCACAGCGCGCCGTGAGCGGATTTTTTAATTTATAGCGAGGTGAGGAAATGGCGAACGAAAAGAGCGTAATGCAAACGATCCGGGAGGGGCTGACCGTACCGCACCGACCGGGCGACGCTGACACATCGTTTGCGGACGCGATCTACGAGCTGTTCGCGGAGTTCAAAGACGACTTCTCGGACGAATGGGAGCGCATCGACGACAACGAGCAGATGTACAAGGGCAACCACTGGGAGGGCGCGGAAGAGCAGATCGCGGAGAGCAAGAGCAACTTCCCCAAGCCGTCCACGCCCATCATCACCTCGACCATCGAGAACATCAAAGCAGACCTCTCGGACGAGTTCCCGGAGGCTGTTTTTCTGCCCGACGCGCACGGAAGCGAGAAGGTCGCAAAAATCTTGACGCGGGTCATCGGGCAAGAGCTTGACGTGTGCGGCTGGGAGCGCGAATACGACCTGTTGGCGCAAGACTTTCTCAACTGCGGCTGGGCACCGCTTGAGATCGGGTACGACCCATTCCTGAACGGCGGCATGGGCGGCAGCTACATCCGTTACGTTGTGAACAAGAACTTCCTGTGCGACCCGCAGTGCGCGGACATCCAAGACGGGCGAGCGATCTTCAAGTTCGAGAAGAAGCCCGTGGACTGGTTCGTGCAGCACTATCCGGAGCATGCGGAGTACATGGAGGGTGACGACGACCTGATCCCGCAGGATCACGGCGTGTTTGGCGCAACGACCGCGCCTGCGGAGAACAACGCCTACTGGCTGATCGAGGCGTGGTTTCGCGTGTACGACCCCGAAAAGAAGAAGCACGCGGTGCACATGGTTCAGCTTGCGGGCGGGCAGGTGCTTACCAACAGCTACGAGGAGAAACCGGAGGGGTA